AAATGGGTACCTATCATAGTGGGACCGAACGTGATCCCGTACCGGGTCTTGGTAGACCGCTTGCGGGTAAGTCCCCACGCATAACGGTAGCCTGTGGTCCCGTCGTTTAACTTGGTACGCTTGAACATGGCAATTCCTTTCTTGGTTGCCGTTGAAACATCAGAACGTCCGGCATATACACCGGGCGTTCCAATGTTGCAACAACTATTCCGCTTTAATCACGTCGTCACACATTTCTAAGATTTCTTCTAGTTGTTGCCCCGCCCATTCCTCGCGACCGGCGGCGGTCATGGCCAAGAAGAATTCAACCTTATGTCTCACGTCCTTTGCTAGCTCTACTGTTTCCATGGGTTAACCTTTCTTATGTTAAGACAGACACAGAGTGCCACATATTATCCGGGCAGTCACTAACTGTTTTTGCATACCTGCTATCCGCTTGCGTCTATTGACACGGCAAATATGCATAGCTCAATGGTCTAGCTATGCGCTCACTGCATGGCCTAGGGGCGTCACTGAGTGCTTGTCTCGGGTGTCTCGGGTAGGTGTATAGCCGAATGGTACCAATCGCGCTCTGTGACCATCCTAGGCCGTTTATGACGATATACCGCAAACCACTAGATCGATCGGTTGCTATATATTTATGATATAGATCGTTACGATATCGAAATGTTATATCAGACATAACAAAAACTTAAACCGTGCAAGTACACGCAATAAACGTTGTATCTACACGCTCTCACACTCTCTCAAAATATTTCAACCTTGGTCACACTATTGCATTGACACAACCAATCTGCAACAGTGTGACAATTTTGCAACACCATGGGTGTGGTATATTTACAACAGTGTTGCAATTTTGTCACACCATTGGGCGTTCTCCTTTTGTTCACGCTTTGTTCCAATGTCCGTTTTTGTCCAGGTATCCTAGGCGTTCCTCTTTTGTTCACGTTTTGTTCCAATTTTGCACACGTCTGAGAACAAAACGAGAACAAACCGTGAACAGGAACAAAACGAGAACAGGGGTGACCCCCCGTGGGGTGCGTAGTTCTTATATGTTCAATGCGTCCATTCTGGGGGGTATTTTGAAAATCTACCATGTTCACCATTGACACACCGAGTAAAGTTTGATATAATAGCAGTACAACCTAGGAGTTTTACATTGGCTAACCACAAATTTGCTAGCTATGAAGAGCCTAAACCGTTAGACAAAGAGCTAACCGAGAGAGAGGCTAAATTCATAGTAGAACTGGTAGACAATCACCTTGAACCCTTGGATGCCTTCTATGCTGCTGGCTACAAGAGCACACAGAAGCTACCACAGGCAAAGAATCGTTCTAAGAGACTCCAACGTTTCCTCTGGCACCACATTGAAAATCGCATCAAGGAAAGGGTAGGAGAAACTGCCACCTTGGCTGTGTCTGTCCTAGAAAAGCTCATGCGAGAAGCTGACTCGGAGAACGTTAGGCTCAATGCTGCAAGAGACATCTTGTCTAGGGCAGGTTACGATGCGGTCCACAAGCAGGAAACCACGGTAAAAGAGGTCACTGAGTTATCCGATAAGGAGCTTGACGAGCAGATTGCACGGTTGACCAATGTGGTAAAAATAAGTGGATAAACTTGCTGTCCTAGAGCTTCTCAAAGAGAAAGAGCACCGGGAGCTTACCACCCGGCTCAAGAGGTATAAGCCCTACGATTACCAGACCAAGTTTCATCACTCTGGCACAGACTGCGCCCAGCGCATCCTGATGGCGGCTAATCGGGTAGGAAAGACGTACTGTGGTGCGGTAGAAACGGCATACCACCTGACAGGGGACTATCCCGATTGGTGGCAGGGACACAGGTTTAACAAACCAGTCAGGGTCTGGGCAGCGGGGGAATCCAACGATACCACCAGAGACATCATCCAGAAGGAACTCTTTGGTAACCCACAAGACCCTAATCTCAAAGGCACAGGGGCTGTACCCTTGGCCAAGATTGTAGAAACCACGCGCAAACCCGGCGTACCCAATGCCTATTCCAGCGCTTTGGTCCTGCACAAATCGGGGGGTAACTCCCAGATAAGCTTCAAGGCATATGAGCAGGGTTTTGAGAAGTTCATGGGCGAGGCCATAGACGTTGTCTGGCTGGATGAGGAACCTAAGCAGGAAATCTTCAGTCAGTGCATCACCAGAACGGCTGATACCAATGGTATAGTCTATATGACGTTCACCCCGGAACGTGGGATGACCAACGTGGTAAGTTCGTTCCTGAATGACCTGAAGCCGGGACAGAGCCTGACCACGGCAACATGGGACGATGTAGATCACCTAGATGAGAAGACCAAGGAGCAGTTGCTAGCAGTTTATAGCCCGGCAGAGCGCGATATGCGCTCCAAGGGTATCCCGGTGTTTGGATCAGGGCTTGTCTATCCGGTCAGCGAAGAGGACGTAATCTGCGAAGATTTTGACCTACCAGAGCATTTACCTAGGCTGGCAGCAATTGACTTTGGCTTTGACCATCCAACGGCTGTAAGTTGGGTGGCCTATGATGCAGATACCGACATAATTTATGTCTATGACGAGTACCGCAGATCAAAGGAAACACCACTGACACACGCCGCCGTGATCAACGCTAGAACACCCGGCATCCCTGTGGCTTTCCCACACGATGGTCTACAACATGACAAGGGGTCTGGCATACAGCTAGCCCAGCAGTACAGAGACTTGGGGGTATGTATGCTTCCACAGCATTTCAGTAACCCGCCAGCAGAAGGAGACAATGGTAGTGGAAAAGGTAACAACTCTATTGAAGCAGGGATCAGCCAACTTCTGCAACGCTTTGAAACTGGTCGGCTACAAATTTTTGAGTCCTGTCAGGAAACTCTTGAAGAGCTTAGACTCTACCACAGAAAAAATGGAAAAGTGGTTGCTATCAAAGACGACCTTCTAAGCTCCATGCGGTATGCAGCCTTGAGCGTAGAACGCTTTGGGGAGCAGTTAAAGAACAAGTCAATGTACCGTAAATACAGTTACGATACCGAAATAAAATATTCAAACGTAGGGATTGTCTGATGAGCTTGTATGCTAACATTAACAAACGTAAAAAAGCTGGGACTTCCCGGTCCAAAAAGAACAGCACAATTACTCCCAAAGCCTATGCAAATATGAAAGCCGGATTTCCCAAGAAAAAAAAGAAAAAGGCTTAACACAGTGGCTATGGATTTAGACGATCAAGAGATCATCTCTCTGGTAGAGAGTGAGATCAATGGTAGCTCAGATTACCTAGACTCAGAGGTAAGCGCCCAACAGGCTACCGCTATGGAGTACTTCTATGGTGAACCCTTTGGCAACGAGGAAGACGGTCGTAGCCAAGTAGTCGTTACCGATGTACAAGACACCTTGATGTGGATGATGCCCAGCTTGATGCGTATCTTCACCGCTGGGGACAAGGTTGTAAAGTTCTTACCGGAGGGGCCGGAAGACGAACAGATGGCCGACGAGGCCACCAAGTATGTAAACCATGTGTTCTACAAACAGAACGATGGTTTTATGATATTGTACAACATGTTCCTCGACGCCCTGATGCAGAAAGTCGGGGTGGTCAAGCACTACTGGGAAGACATCGAAAAGACCACAACTGAGTCCTATGAGAACCTAACAGAACAAGAATTTTCTCTGCTACAGCAGGACGAAGAACTAGAACTCATTGAGCACACGGAAACAATACAAATCTCAGAGGTGCCTGCCCCCATGACCGGGGAGATGGTAGAGATGGAAGAAGTTTTCCATGACGCCACCTTTGCACGTACAACTATGGACGGCAAGGTTACCATAGAGAACGTACCACCGGAAGAGTTTCTGATCAACCGTGGTGCCAAGACGCTAGAAGATGCGCGATTCATCTGTCACCGTTCGCACAAAACTAGGTCAGAGCTTATCAGCATGGGCTATGACGTAGACCTGATAGATAGCTTACCCGGTTACACCAGTGGCGCAGACGATGTAACGACCAGCCAAGAGTACATGGCGCGTCACTCCTACGACTCTACCGATGTCTACCCTAACCAAGCGGCCTCTGACTCTGAAGTTTCAATCATGGTCAACGAGTCGTACATGAAGCTGGACACGGACGATTCGGGCGTCAGCGTACTTCATAGGATTTTAACCAGTGGTTCGGAAGTGCTAGACTGCGAACCTATCGACTATATTCCTTTCAGTTCTGTCTGTCCTATTCCTGTGCCGCATAAGTTCTATGGGCTTAGCGTAGCAGAAACGGTCCAAGATGTTCAGCTTATCCGGTCCACGCTGACCAGAAACCTGCTGGACAATATGTACTTGGCAAACAACGGCAGGTTCCAAGTTGTAGAAGGACAGGTCAATGTAGACGATCTACTAACCAGCCGTCCCGGTGGTATCGTTCGCACACGCAGCCTGAATGCTCTCCAGCCTATCCAGACACCTGCACTGCAACCTGCTGCGTTCCAGATGCTTCAGTATTGGGATGATATCAAGACGGGACGCACAGGTGTCAACCCGCAGACACAGGGTCTTAGTGCTGACGTACTGAAGACACACGTAACCACTGGTGCTGTCACGGCGGCAATGACCAATGCCCAAGGCCGGTTAGAACTTATTGCACGGGTCTTTGCCGATACCGGCGTTCGCAATATGTTCAAGCAGATATACAACTTGGTACAGCGTTACGAAAATCGTAAGAAGATGGTCCGTCTCAATAATACCTACTTTGAAATTGATCCGTCTAGCTGGCGAGAAGACCTAGACGTCGATGTTGAGGTAGGAATTGGCTACGGCGATCAGGACATTAAGATGCAGAACATCAGCAACTTTGCTGGCCTGATTGAAAAAGTAGCTACCCAGACTGAGGGAATTGTACAGGCGGATAACGTCTACAACTTGGTCAGAGAGATTGCCGATGAGATGGGCATCAAGAACGTAGACAAGTTCATAACTCAGCCCCCACCACCGCAGCCCAAGCAGCCTAGCGCACAGGAACAGCTAGCACAGGCGCAAGCACAGGCCATGCTCACACAGGCACAGGCCAGCCAGATGGAAGCTGAAGTGAAAGCCAAGGAGCTTGAGATCAAAGCGGCTAAGGTAGAGCTTGAGCGCATAGAGATTGAGCATGAGATGGCAGTCAAACGCGAAGAACTGAAGCTCAAGGGGATTGAGCTAGGATTTGAAATGAACTCTGACAAAAACATAAAGGCTTAGACATGGCATACCAGAATAACATTGCTTCTCGCATCATCAGCAGCGAAAACATTACCAGCACCGGGACCAGCGCACAGAGTGGACGTGCTCCATTCGGTTGCACCATTGCTCGTATTGCAACCAGTGCTGATGTAAATATCGTAATTAACGGAAATCCTACGGCCACGGCAGCGGGTACTTTGATAGAGCCAGCAGATGCGGCTTACTTTGTCATCAGGGGAGATAGTTCTCCGACTGCGACTGACGGTGAAAAAGTAGCCAGCATTGGAACGGCCACGGTAAACGTTACGTTCTTGGAGGGTTAAATGACCCGGCAGCACCCCCATGCCCATAGGATTAACTCTAGTGAGCAAGTTGCTATAGGAGCCACCAGTGCTCAAAGTGGTACTTGTCCTTTTGGCACCGGCATAGCGCATATCAAAGCGCACGGAACTAGTGGCAGTCCTTCTAACTTTTTCAAAGTAGGTGGAAATCCTACGGCTACCACGGATGGAACTTCCAGTTTCATACACGACAATGAAACTATTTACGTAATTGTAAGGCCAGATTCGTCTTTGGGGGCTGGAGACGGAGAAAAAATAGCTACTATTAACACTTCAGGCTCAGCAATTTTATATATAGATTGGGTGGAAAGCTAATGGCAACGAACAAAAAGATCACAGAGCTTACAGAACTGTCAGAAGCAGACCTTTCTGATGACGATGTTCTGCCAATTGTGGACATTAGCGCCGGTACTACTAACAAAGTTCGTAAGTCAACATTGGCCTCTGCACTGTCCGGCGTTGCTAGCATAACCGCTACCAGCCCTATAGCTGTTAACCAATCTACAGGTTCTGTGGTGGTTAGTACAGACACAATCCCGATTACCAGTGGTGGTACAGGAGAAACCAGTGCCAGTGCTGCTCTTGCTGCCTTGGGCGGCATCAGTGATCCTACTGACACCCGTGGCGACATCATTACTAGAGGAGCTTCAGCCCTAGGCAAGGTTGGCATAGGTGCAAATAACACAGTGCTGCGTTCTGATGGAACCGATCCTTCATGGGGATCAGTAGCTGCTAGTGAGCTAACAGGAACTCTTCCTATAGCCAATGGTGGTACTAACGCGACCACGGCAAGCGGAGCACGGACCAGCCTTGGCCTAGGCAGTATTGCTACGCAGGACTCCAGCAGTGTAACGATTACCGGCGGCTCTATTACTGGAGTTACGGACATTGCCATTGCAGATGGTGGCACAGGAGCCAGCGATGCGGCAACCGCTAGGACAAACCTTGGAGTAGCCATCGGCTCAGACGTTCAGGCGTTCGATGCTGACAACGCTGTGACCGATGCGGCGCAGACGTTCACCGTGAGCCAGCGCGGCACGATCACGACTGACAATGACCTCTCGCTGGATCAGAACGCCACCAATAATTTCAAATGCACTCCGACCGGCACCGGCACCCTGACGTTTACAAACCACACCGCTGGGCAGTCGGGCAACATCCTGCTGGACAACAGCGGTGGTCACGCAATCTCTCTGGCAGCTACGACCAAGGGTGACGCCAACTTGGCAACGACGATCAGCACTGCTGGAACCTATTGGCTCTCGTACTACGACGACGGCGCGAACGCTTATGTCGTCACAAGTGCGGTGTTTGCTTAATGTCGATTATCCAAGGCACGTCCAAGGCGGCTGGTGGTGGTTACGAGATTGAAAATTCTGTACGCCTAGACGGCACAGGAGATATGTCGCGTACTGTATCGTCTGACGGTAATCTGAGGACATGGACTTTTTCGTTCTGGCTTAAACGCAGCACTTTTGGAACTAATGGTGGATTAGGTTTCAACGTCGGCGGCACATATGTAAACGGAGACAATAGGTCAATTTTCCGCTTCCATTCGACCCTCTCGGGAGGTGACGACGATTGGTATTGGGCTGAACGCAGCGGTGCGGCTTGGCGTGAAGATCAGGCAACGAGCAGTATGCATCGTGACCCGGCAGCGTGGGCGCATTACATGTGCGTCTGGGACACGGACGGCGGAACAACGCCGAGGGCTAGGCGCTACATCAACGGCGTTCTCGTCAGTGATTTGAAAAGCGGCGGCACTGTTGCAGCAGCTAATGTTGACAGTGGAACAAATAAAGCAGGAACCTTCCAGCTTTTCGATCAAGCTGGTTTTCCCGGTCGTGAGTTTGAAGGCTACTGTGCAGAGATGCACTTTGTCGATGGCACTGCTCTGGCACCTACTGATTTTGGTGAGTTCAATGACGACGGCGTGTGGATACCAATAAAAACTTCAGGGATAACCTACGGATCAAATGGTTTTTACCTTGATTTTGCAGATAGCTCTGATCTGGGTAAAGACGTAAGCGGTAACGGCAATGATTTCACCAGCAGCGGACTAGCCACCACAGACCAGATGTCGGATACGCCGACTGATAACCATTGCACGTTTAACCCACTCTGGATCGACA